CGATCATTGCGATCTGCTCAGGTGATAAAACGGATTTGGTGGAAATTGTTGCAATGACTTGTTTTGCTGTTTTCCGGCCAGACTCAATTAGCGATTGCCACTTCGCCAGGTGTGTTTGAAAATCCTTGTCGCTGTAAGGCTTTAACGCTTCAGGCTTTGCCGTTATCTCGCCGGTCTCGGGATTCACCAGTCTCTCGGTAGGTGATGTGTTTTCAACAATGCGCTCAGCTTCGTCGCGGTCATAAATTCCGACAAAGCCGAATGCCAGCCTGGCGCACTGAATCATTGCTTTGTGCCTGAGCATTCGGTAAGGATGAGACTTCCAAGGTCCTACATCCCGGCAGCACTCGATCATGTACTCAGTGACTTTTGTTGCATGACTTCGGTCTTTTCTAAAAATGATGCAAGTGCAAGACTCTGCGTTTTGCTCAAACTCGATGCCGTCGAACTGCGCGTGTGAGTTGATGATTCGCGCCCAGCCGTCAACACCGACAACCGGAACGATTCCACCCTTGTCTGGAAAAGCAAAAATTTCTTTAGTGAAGGGATTTAGCCCGTACTGGTTGGCCACCACCAGCAGCGCCGTCATTTGTGCATCGCTCACTTGCGTAGAGCCCTTGAAGCACGTTGCTTTGAGTGTGTTGACTAACTCGCTACCGTCACCCATGTCAAACTGTGTAGCCAGTTTTGTCGTTAATGTTTGCAATGCATTGCTCATGCTTCTCTCCAGTGTTTATTTAAAAAAAACGATCTCGCAAGCGCGAATCAGTGAATATTTGCGGCCGTAGCAATTGCGAAAAAGCCGGTAGATTTGCAGAAAATCTTTAGCAAATCTCATGGCTAAGAAGATTGTTCAGAGCTATTGCCGATGAACCGTTGCCCCATCCCAGCAACGCGCCCAAAGTTATGCGCCTTCCCTTCTGTGGCGATTGCCATCTTTGCTGCATTTATTTCGACTTGGATGTTGTCGTTTAACACCTTAAAGTTGGCGGCAATTGCCATTCCTCTACTGACATCCATCTTGTCGTCGCGCAGCGCCACAATGGTGTCAAGGATCATCCGGCGTACATCGCCAAAAGTAATAAGCTGATTCGTTTCCATTTCTAATCTCTCATTCATAAATTTGATTTTTAAGGCAGTCATCAAGCTGCATAAGTAGAAAAATATTAGTGACAAGCGGGTCAATAATTGCTCTTAGCGGAAGCTCTGATATGCATATGTGCAACTTTTTGCAAGCCTTATCTAAAGACTCATATGGCGTTTTAGATTTTGTAAATTCAGTTTTATTAAGTTCAGAAACTATGCCAATTCGCAAAAAATACCAGTAGCCATCTTGATATTTGCCACGGTAATTGCCGTATACGATCTTTGAAACTAAATCATATTGAAGCCAAGTCAATGAATATCGAATCGCAATCCTTCTGGATAATTCTTCTGATGCATGGCCAACTGAGGCATAGGGGAATCTTGCTGACCCATTGCAGACGGAATTTATTTTGCTTAGGTTGTCTTTTTTAGCCCCTAGCATCCATGCGGATAATGGAGATCCATCTCCATTCCTGTTGAATCTTTTTTTATTTATTCGAAAGGCACCTTGCATGTGATCTTTCAAAATCATCTGCAATTGACTTTGCAAATTTGCTGGTAATTTCTTATCCGCTTTCACGGCCACATCTCAATCGCAGAGCAGGCCAACGGCGCGACGATGAAAACCAGAATCAGCACTGCCGGCCAGAACCAAGCAGGTTTGCCAATCTTGATAAAAAGGTCTTCGAGCATGTGCGGGTTCATAACCAGACTTCCGGCTGGGACTGAATTTGCAGCCTCATAGCGCGCTCAAAGTCGCGCTGGCCATAGCTATCTGCCAGCTTGTTTGCATGTAGCTCAGCATCTATTTCCAGCCTCTCAGCATCGGTCAAAAGCCGAATGCTTTGGCTGGGCTTTTGGCATGGCTCAAAAGTTTGTTTAATCATTTAGCTTCCTGGTAATGTTGGAAATTTGCTGTCGTTTATCAATCAGCGCTCTGTCACTGCGCTCATTGATAGCCACTCTTACGAATGGCTGGCTGGCATATCCCTTTGCAGGTTCCAGCACTACTCACACAAGCCGTTAACCCCACGCGGGCGGCTTGACTTGGCATGTTGCTGTTCTTGGCCGTGCCGCCTCATCCAGCTAAACCCGCTGGCTCGGTTCCGCTGCTAAACGCCAGTCACGATTTGCTGTGCTGTCGTCGCTACGCGGGTTAAGTTTTTAAAGATCAATTCCGGGCGATGCCGTTAGCGCTGCTTTTGCTGCGATGAATGAACTTTAGCAAACTTAATTTAATTAGTCAAGCAAACTTAAGTATTGAGGCAAAATAAATTTACCCAAAAACCCTAATTTTTAATGACCGGCTTAAGTCTGCTGGCGTCTTACCCTTTGCATTGAGGGCGTGGGCAAGGCGAAGGGCAAAGGTATTCATTAAGTAATCTTAACAATTAAACACTTAAGAAAACTTGACTATTGTCTTAAGTTCACTTAAGCTATAGGCATGGACACCAAAACTCTGCTTAAAACAATCGGCGGCCAAGCTGCAATTGCTCGTGAATGCAATGTGACTGACTCGGCAGTATCTCAATGGGTATCCGACAACAGTGTTCCGCACGCTAGGCATCAATACCTGCAACTCGCGCATCCCGGCCCACATTGGGCGCTCTACCTTTCTCAAAGGGAACTCGCAGAGCCGGCTAAGGCAGTGGCATGAGCACCGCAGCAATACAAATTTCAGTTGATGAAGCTGCCGCTCAACTCGCCAGTGAATCACTCGCCAGACGCTACCAAAAGCAACGCATTGATTCAGCGAAGGTCATCAACATTAAGAGGATTAAATGAAATCAGCAGAACTTTTCAGTAACGCAAAAGTAAAAAAATCCCGCGCTGTTAAGCCGATTCTTACTGCCGCCCAGCGCACAGCATTTGTTCTTCGTGATAACCGCAACAACCCGTTTTGTGTGCCGCTTTACAAGACGGTTGACACAGACAAGCGGCGCGGCTTGAGCATGGCGGATATATGACGCCGTGGACTGACCCTGAAATCAATCGCTTCTTAATCCGTGAGTCTATGTTTATGCAACGCGGTTGCAGCGCTGTAGAGGCAGAAAAGCTTGGAGATCAATTGGCGCAAAGAGATCAAAACAAAGATCAACGGCGCATGTGTATTGAGTGCAAGAACTTGCAGCATGATGGGAATTGTTTTGCCTCTGATAAAGGTCGAATTTTTACTCGCAAGTCCGGGCAAAAGCAAGAGATAAAAGCTTTGTTTGAGTGCCCAACATTTGCATGGCTTATGCCAACGACTCAAAGGGTATCGCTGTGATTCGCCTAATGAAATTTATATCTTCGTGCGTTCGCCTGCGTTCAATTTCCTGTGCGCTTTGGCTTGATGCCTATGACTCCCACAAACCCAACCACGGTAAATATTGATGCTTGACCTTGACCTTATTCGCATTGACGGGGGCACACAGTCCCGCGAGAAGCTGAACGAAGAAACTGTGGCCGAATACGCCGAAGCTTACCGGTCTGGCGTGAAATTCCCGCCCGTGATCGTGTTCTTTGACGGCACAGACCGTTGGCTGGCCGATGGCTTTCACCGCTACTTTGGTGCCAAGTCTGCCGGATTAACTCAGATTCTTGAAAACATCACGCCCGGCACGAAGCGCGATGCCGTGTTGTACAGCTTAGGTGCAAATGGCAAGCACGGCCTGAACCGCACTAATGCTGATAAACGCAAGTCGGTACTGATCGCCCTGAGTGATTCCGAATGGAGCCAATTGCCCCATAAGGAAATTGCCAAGATTTGCGACGTGAGCCGCGAATACGTTTCTCGACTTGCTGGCGAAATCGAGCCATCTTGTGATCGATCACAAGATAGAACCCGCACCGTAGAGCGCAATGGCAAGACTTACCAGCAGGACACGTCAAGCATTGGCAAGGCCGCACCAGCCAGCCGGCCAGCGGTTACAGCGCCCGCCAAGGTGGAACCCGAAGCCGAAGCACCGCTTGACTACACAGAGATGGATGCCGCACGCGACCAGATTAGCGATTTGCAAGCCGATCTAGTCGTGGCCCGCATGGGCGACATTCCCGACGACCAAAAACAGCAGGCTTCTGAGCACATTGCCGGGCTGCAAGCTGAAGTTAACACCCTTAGCGCCACCCTGAAAGCTGTTTGTCTGTCGCGTGATTCTTTACTAGAAGAAAACGCGCAGATGAAACGGCAGATGCAGATGCAGCGCAAAGAAATAGACCGTCTTAAAAACAACCAATGAGCTACGGGCTTTGCCGCTGGCCTTTAACAGCGGTCGTTTTTCACAAGGTCACTACCCTTATGTCAACTCTCCAACTCAGGCCTTATCAAGCCGAATCAGTCGAATTTCTCCGAAACGGGTTCCGAGCAAATCATACCCGTCAGGTGCTTTGCGCCAGCACGGGCGCGGGCAAAAGCCGAATCATGGAATACATGATCTCCGCAGCGCTTGAAAAAGGCTCTCGGATCATGTTTATATGTGAGCGCCGCATCCTAGTGGAGCAGTTCTCCAAGCATCTGGACACCGCCGGGATTGACCACGGCATCCTGATGGCCAAGCACTGGCGCTTTCGCCCGCACCACAAAGTGCAAATTGCCAGCGCGCAGACGCTGGAGCGCATGGATTCAACTCCGATAGTTGATATTGTTTTTATTGATGAACTTCATGCCTGCTTGCGCGCCTCGATACGCAAAATGATGGACTCTCAGCCGAACTTGCGCATCGTTGGCGCTACTGCAACTCCATTTCATCCAGCTATAGGTAAATATTTCTCAAACGTAGTCAGCGTGACAACTATGTCAAAGCTTGTTGAACAGAATTTTTTAGTACCTTTCCGCGTTTTTGTAGCAAAGGAAATTGACACCAGCGGCTTAAAAGTTGTGGCCGGCGAGTGGAAAAAGGACGACTTAGAAAAGCGCGGCCAGCAGATTGTTGGCGATGTAGTTGCCGACTACATACGAATTTCTAATGATGTTTTTGGTGAATACCGCAAGACTATTTGCTTTAGCTGCGGCATAGCGCACGGCGCAGAGCTTGCACAGAAGTTCAATGAGTCTGGCATTAATGCAATTCAAATTAGCTCTGAAGACAACGAGGAATACCGTGACGAGGTTTTAAAAGACTTTGCCAAGCCGGACAGCGCAATAAAGATTCTTATCTCTGTGGCCATTTTGAGCCGAGGCTTTGACCAGTCAGATGTTGATTACGTGATTCTGGCTAGGCCACTCAAAAAGAGCTTTTCAGAGCATGTGCAAATGGTGGGACGCGGTGCTCGGATACACCCTGGTAAAGAATTTGCAGTGATTCAAGACAACTCGGGTAACTGGCTCAGATTCGCCGACGATTGGGAAAAGCTTTATCACGAAGGCGTTCAAGAACTCGGACAAGGCCAAGACAGCAAGCCAAAAAAAGAGCCGACCGATGAGCAAAAAGAAGCAGCAAAGTGCCCTAAATGCAGCGTTGTTTGGGGTGGTGGTGACACTTGCCTAAATTGCGGCCACGTTCGCATTAAGCGCAATGACGTGGTGGCTGTGGCTGGTGAAATGGTTGAGATAGGTATGACAAAAAAACCAGCGGCTGAAAAATTTACCGCTGAATTTAAAGCTGATTTTTATGCGCAGCTTTTAGGTTATGCGGAACAGCACAATCACAAACCCGGCTCGGCTTACTGGAAGTACATAGACAAATTTGGTGTCGGTCCATCTATGGCCAAGCCCGAGCCAGTCATGCCAACTTTGGCCGTGAAAAACTGGATCACAAGCCAAAACATACGCAAAGCAAAATCAATTAAACAGGTTGCACGGGCATGAGGCGCGCAGAATTAGCGCTCAATTTCATATCACCAGTTGAGCGCGGTGTTTGGGTTTCGATGGGCATGTCACTAAAAAGCGAATTCGGTGACGACGCCCGCGACATGTGGATGGAGTGGAGCCGCCAGGCCGATTCTTTCCGCGAAGCCGATGCCAATGCAGTGTGGAAGTCGTTCAAGGGCGTGGGCATCTCGCTGGGCTCGTTATTCCACGAAGCCAAGGCGGCGGGCTGGAAGGATGACGACAAGCACGTCAGGCCCACGCCAGCGCAGTTACACGCCCGCCAGCAGGCCGCAGACGAGCGCCTGACCCAGCAGGGCCGGGAGCGCGAAGCAGCGCAGCAGCAGGCCGCAAACAAAGCGGGCTGGATCATGCACCAGACCATAGTAGAAAAACATGCGTATTTTGATGCCCATGGAATGCCTGATGTGGAGGGGTTGGTGTGGTGGCCAAACGAAAAACAAAACCTTTTATGCATACCAATGCGCGTAGGGCGTGATATTGTCGGCCTGCAAATGATCGACAGGCACGGCGAAAAGAAGTTTTTGAGCGGGCAAAGAACCAGTGGCGCTGAGTACCTCATCGACAACAAAGGGATGGATATTTGGGTTGAAGGGTACTGCACGGGGCTGGCAGTCAGAATATGCATGGCAGCACTAAAAATGCGCTACAGGGTGCATGTGACCTTTTCCGCAAACAACCTGAAGGCGATGGCAACCAGTGGGTTTGTTATTGCTGACAACGACACAAGCAAGGTTGGTGAAAAGGTGGCGATTGCCACGGGCTTGCCGTACTGGATTAGCGATGTGGAAGGAGAGGATTTCTGCGAATTCTGGCAGAGACTTGGCACATTTAGGGCAAGCCAGGAGCTTCGTAAGTACTTGGCTGAGGTAAAATGGCAAAGCGCCAAAGGACGGGAATCCAGGGGCGCTTCTAACCACATCATCGTTCTGGAGGAACAACAGCATGGCTAACGCTATCTTAGCAAAGTACTGCGGTATTTGCGCGACTACAAAACGTCAATCTGACTTCCATAAAAACTGCAGAAGCAAAGACGGCTTTGCTGCCCGCTGCAAGGACTGCAACAAGCTCTATAACCGCGAGTATTCAGCAAAAAACAAAGCCGCTGTAGCTTTGTACATGGCAGAATACCAAGCCAAAAACAAAGAATCTATAAGACAAAAAAACCTTGAGTATTGCTTGGCAAACAAGGATAGGTTGCAGGCGTATCGCGCAGAGCACTATACCAAAAACAAAGAGCGAGTTCTTGAAAATACCGCTCTATGGCAGCGCAACAACCCAGAAAAGGTTGCAGCGAGAAACAAGCGGTGGGCAGATGCAAACCCCGAAAAAGTAAGAGCAAATAACAAAAAAAATGAAAAGGTTCGCGGTCAAAACCGCAGGGCCTTAGTGCGCCGCGCTGTCGGAAAACTGTCCAAAGATTTGCCCGCCAAGCTGTTTGCATTGCAAGGTGGCAAATGCCCATGCTGCGCACAGCCGCTTGGTAATAACTACCACCTTGACCACATCGTACCGTTGGCACTTGGCGGCCGCAATTCAGACGATAACGCGCAACTGCTGCGCAGGACATGCAACCTTCAGAAGAACAAAAAAGACCCACTGGACTTTATGCAAAGCCGGGGGTTTCTGCTGTGACCATTCATAGCAAACGTATAGCAAGTGCCATAGCAAACGCATAGCAAAAACATAGCCCATCACATTAAGAAGCCGCTAACGCGCTCCAAACACAGAACACGGGTTCAAACAGCCTGTACCAGAAAGAAATTATGAAGACACCAGACAGCCAGACACCTGCCAATATCTCAAAGTGGATGCCCCTGTGGATAGGCGACATGCGCCGCGAAACAATAGGCCAGCCGCCCGAATTCGTGGGCATGTACATCAACCTAATGATGGCCGCATGGCAAAACGGCGGGCAACTGCCTGCTGACGAAAAACAGCTGCGCAGAATCAGCGGTGCCGATGCAATTCAGTGGCGCGAATACCGCCAGGAGTTGGCCAATCTGTTTGTGCCAATCGGCAACGTATGGACCCACAACCTGATCCGCGAAGAGCTTGCAAAGTCCTACAAGATACGCGAAGACCGGTCAGCAGCAGGCCGTGCGGGCGGCGTCAATCGCTGGACAAAGGCGCGCAGCAAAGCCAAGGAAGCCACTGACGAATTGATGGCGCAGATCACGCAAGACGGCGCGGCCTACTGATGACCTGCTTACTCTGCAAACACCTCCGCAGCGGCACGCTAACCCGCCAGGGCTTCAACCAATGCGCTGTGGACAAGCCGTGGGCCAGCTACCCCGACACGCACACATGCACTCAGTTCGTACGCGCCGATGAAGCGCAGATTGCCAGGCGGCTGGCTTGGGTGGGGCGGGTATGAGGGTTGCCGCTACCAAACCCAAGCGCTGCGCCGCCTGCAAGAGCGCATTCAATCCCTGCCGTCCTTTGCAAGTGGTTTGTAGCCCGTTGTGCGCGCTTGAAATTGGCCGCGCTAAGACTAAAAAAGCATGGGTAAAAGAAGCGGCGCAAGACCGCAAGTTGACAAGGGAGAAATTGGAGGCTTTCAAAACTATTCCAGAACTCACCAAGCTGGCGCAAACCGCTTTTAACGCCGTGGTGCGTGAGATAGCGAAACAAGCAGGGTATGCCTGCATATCTAGCGGCAAGCCTCTTGACTGGTCTGGTAACCGTGTTGACGCGGGTCATTACCGAAGCATAGGCGCAGCGCCTCAGTTGAGATTCGATATTGACAATTGCCACGCGCAGTCGAAGCACGACAACCGCTTTTTGTCTGGCAATGCAGTCGATTACAGGATTGGGTTAATTGCGCGAATTGGCATTGAGCGAGTCGAGATTCTGGAGGCGAACAACGGCGTCCACAAGTGGACTAGAGACGAGCTAATTGCAATCAAAAAATGCTACGTGCGCAAGCTAAAAGAGTTAAAGGCGGTGGTCGCATGATCGCCCGCCAAGGACACCGCTACAAGCACAAGGGCACGGATGTGCTGGCAATGTCGAACTCGGTAAAAGGCGAGCCATGCGTAAAAGTTTCCGAGATTAATAGCAGCCGGCCATATCCGCTTAGCGAATCATTTTTAGCGCGAGTCGAAGACTTGACGCCGCTGCCAATGGTTTATTTTCACGGCCAGGTTCCGGCATGAAGCAAGTTTTCATACTCGCGCACCCCACAGCCAGAGCTAACGCTATTAATGCTGTATCTAAAGCCGAGGACGGCTACTCAGTGGCCATAGCTCCACCCAAGCGCAGCAATGACCAGAACGCCAAGTTTCACGCACTGGTGAGCGATATAGCTAAGTCCGGTGCTGAGTGGGCGGGCAAGCGTCGCAACGATGCGCAATGGAAAGTTTTGCTGGTATCTGGCCACGCCGTCGCTACAAAAGAAGGCAGCGACATGGTGCCGGGTCTTGAGGGTGAATTTGTCAATCTGCGCGAATCCACCGCAAGCATGACCAAAAGCCGAGGCGCAAGTCTTATCGAATACACGCTGGCTTACTGCGCAATGAATGACATCAAGATTATTTACAAGGAGTCTCAATGAAAGCACCTCTGCATTACCGATTATTTCTTTTGCTCGCAGCGATACCAGCCGCGCCAATTTTGGGAGCTTGCATCGGCCTTTACGCGCTCTATGAGATTTGGGGTTCAGTGCTTAGATTTTTTGTCAGGGGTGAATGATGAGCGCAATTGAAATGATGAGCGCCTACCGTGCGCGCTTAGCCAGTGCTGGCCGGATGCTGGAGGCAAGAGCAGTAGATCGCTGCATCAAGCTGGCCAAGGCTGCTCAGATGGATAAACCAAAGGAGATGAAATGATGGTCAATGAAATCGAATCTCTGCTTTCCGACTTACTGCAATCGTGGCATAGTTGGGCGATGGGTTACAAGCACGTTGGCGGCATCAACTCATCGCCGATGTTCAGAGGCTCAAAGCCTAATAAGACGCGTGAGGATGATGACGGCATTGATGGCTCTTTGCACAACTCAACAATGGAAACTATTGATGGGCAAGTGATGGAGATGGAGCCAGTTCACCGCACAGTGCTGCAACTACAAGCTCGCAATCTCTGCACTGGCGTTTCAGTGTGGCGTAGTCCTAGATTGCCTGATGATGCGGAGGAGCGCGCAGTGCTGCTCATTGAGGCTAGGAACAAACTGATGCGGCGATTGATTGCGGTGGGTGTGGTTTAAATAAATGTTGACATCAAATAAAAATCTGTTATCTTTATTGCAGGTGGAAAGCCGCCTCCAGAATTTACAAAGCCAGCCAGTAGCAATACTTGCTGGCTTTTTTTGTTTAGCGGGACAAGACCCAAGCACTAACGGCGACTTGTTCGCATAAGCTCTTGACCCCGCACCTTCACCCGTCATTACTAGCAGCTTGAGTTAGGCCAGCGCGGGTTAAATCGCTGGCTCTCCTAAACCGCACGGGCAGGCGGGATCAAGCAGTGACCCAGCGGCATCACTCAGGCTGCAAGGCTAGACCAATGGGTGACATTAGGTTGAACAGCAATGCAAACTAAACAACCGTCTTGGCGCAGTGATAAGCGAAGTAGCTCAGAGCGTGGATATGGCACAGCTTGGCGCAAGGTTCGCAATGCTTATTTACAAGAGCATCCGCTCTGTGTGATGTGCAAAGCAGACGGAAAAGTTGCAGCGGCCAATGTTGTCGATCATGTTGTTCCTCACCACGGCGATCAAAAGCTTTTCTGGGATGAGTCAAACCTCCAGGCTCTCTGCACTTCGCATCACAACAGCGACAAGCAGATGTTTGAGAAATCAGGCCGTGTGCGCGCTAAGTTTGATGCGCAGGGACAAGTCATCTGGTGATTGGAAAGTGTCTCTGTAGGCTTTCTGGTGAATCTGTAGTGAAGCTCGATGGCAAAGGGGGGGGGCGTCAAAACCTCGGGGCACTTTTGCCTAGGACCGCTTATATGCCTCTATTTTCA